CTGTTAATAATGACGAGCTTGCTCTTGCAAATCTCGATTTCCAAGCCTCTTCCTCTTTCTGCTCCTTAGTCATTTCTTTTGCTTTCTGACTTGAAACCATTGAGGTGGCATTGGGGTTATGCTTGGCGGCAAAAGCTATTTCTAAACCTTGCGTTTTTCCCTGCTCAATCAAATTCTCACGCCATTGTGTTGCTGCCAATTTCGCAAAAGCTGTTTCTAATGCGTCACTCACGTCCACCTTGCCGTCCTTCATTGATGAAGCAAAAAACTTAGGCGCTAATTTTGCCAAGTCTAAAGCCATCTTTGGCGTTACAACTATTCCATTTACCTTCGTGTTTACAGCTTTGTCAAGAAAATTATCTAATCCTGACTTTGCTTCGCCATAAACCTCGTTAACATTTGGAATAACTGAGTTGCCTTTAATCGCCTTTCTTTTTTCTTCTACTTGTGATGTTATCTTGTTTCTTTCCTTTTCTAAGTATGCGTCTTTAATAAAATCCTTTTGGTTTTTAAACTCATACCACTCGTCTTCTATTTCAGTTTCACTTAGGTTCTTGCCAGATAAGCTGTTCTTAAACAATGTTTCCTCGCTTATCATTGACACGTCTACATCTGCCATACTGTTTACAAACGCCTTGATGTCAATACCTTGTGCCTTTGCCTTTCTGTACTCTTGAATAAATGTGTCTTCCTTTAATCTTTTTATTTCTTCTAACTCCAATCTCTCAGCTTCCTCTCTGTCGTGTTCTGCCTTAATCTCAGCCCACGTTTTTTCTTGTGCTACTGGAGTTTCTTCTACTGGAGTTTCTACCGCCTCAGCAGTTTCTACTACCCTTGGTGATTCAACTTCCTTTACTTGTTCTACAGGTTCAGCATTGTCAATAGCAGCCTTTCCCTCTGCTAAGTTAGCCTCTACCTGTACCGCTTCTTCGTTAAATCTTTCTTCAAATGTTTTTTTCTCGTTGCCCATTTTTTATAATTTTTATTGTAAGGACAAAATTATTTCATTAAATTTGTCGAATTAGTAATAATGTTAAATAAATAAAAATGATACAGTTTCAATCTAAGAAAGCAAACAAGGTTATTACCCTAAACAGGGACTACATACCCAAGAAACTTAAAGAGGTGCTGTTTATAGTTAAGGAAGGTATTGTGCTTTACGACTTCTTTGATATGGACAAGGTTTCTATATCTAACGAAATGATGGAGATTAAGTTTGAGGACACCACCATATACCACTTTATTACTGAAAGACTTACCGACATAATTAAGAAGGAGTCTATAGTTGAAAATACCGAGTATATATTTAATGTAGGGTGGAAGTACAGAAATGTAAGCAACTACTTAGATAGAACTAAGTTTATGGATGTTCGCCACAAGGCTAAACTTTCTATACTTGACCTTTCGTTTAGAATTGACATCAGCAGAGAAAGTATATACCTTATTGAAGGAGGAGAGGTTAAAAATGTTAGGAGCGATATGTTAATTAAGTACGCCCTTTTCTTTAAGAAGCCTATATCATACTTTCTAAAGCAAGACTTCAAGTCTAAGGTTGCTGAGGTTGATGCTAAGTTTATTGCAGAAAGCGGAATAACGTCAGAGGAACAAAATGATTTAATACTTGCCTACCTTAATAAGTAGTTAAGCTTCCCTTTTCTTTGTTGCTAAGTCTACCTGCGCCTTTGTGTTGGTGTCGTACTCCTTTACCCCTGCTCTTATTCTGTCGCCCTCCACTTGTGCCGCTGTTTTCATCTTTGTAGACTCTATCAACGCCTGTGGTCCTAATGACTTTCCTTGAAGCGCTGTTTCGTTTGCTGCCTGCGCCATCATCAACTGGTCTTCTCTTTGCTGCTGCATCTGCATCGCATTTTCTTTCTTACGCTTCTTAACCTTATACCTTATATAGTTATAGATTTTTCTTACGCTTGTCATTCTGCGGATTGCAAGCAAGTCCTCAAAGTCTATCAGTCCATTCTGAATAGCTGGCTGAATGTCTGCATTTAAGATTGCCATATTCTGCTCGTCCATTACATCGTAACGGTGGATATAGATAAGTAAGCTTTGGAATGTTTCCTTCTTACTTTCGTTAAGCCAATTAATACCCCAATCTCCAACAACCATTCTTGCATAGTCGCTTCCATCGGTAAACATTATTTTGTTTATGTTTGCAGATGTCCTTATGTCCTTCTCTACAAAGTTTATAAATCCATTCAATAGCGGAGTTATACCTGTTGTAGCTAATGTTACCGTATTTTGTTGAACGCCCTTCCCAATAGTTGAATCTTGCGTTCCCTGTAGTATTGATGGCAAGTGAACCATATCGCCCATCTTCCTAATCAAGTCGTCCTCAATAGCCATATATATCTGAACAACGCTCAATGCCTTTGTAAAGTCTATTGTTTCAGCAAAGTTCTTTCTAAAAAGTTCTCCGTTGTCGTCAATGTCAACCTTGAGCATAGTCATGTGAGTACTCTTAAAGTCGTCTAATATGCCCTTTATTTTTTGATTGCTGTCGTTTGAACCCCAAATGATATAGTTTATACCTAAGTCGTTTATCTCAGCTAACTTTCTTTTTGTTACAGCCAAGTCAATGTCGTCTTGGTATGGCTTTAGTCTTGAAATATAGCTTGTGAATACACCGCTTTGGTAGTCATTTATAAATACTGTCTGTGGGAATAGCTGCTTGCCATTCTCAAAGTCGTCATAGATAGCATTGTTTACCCAACCCTCGCAGCATACATACTTGCCTGCTATTAATACAGCCTGTCTGATGCCATAGTTTCTTATAAGTCCCTTTCTGTTGGCGTTAGCTTCTATGACTTCTCCCTTCTCGTTGTAGTCCTTTTCCTTTACTAACTTTCCTTTCTTGTACTTGTATCTGTGGTCTTTTTCTGCATAAAAATACATCTTCACAATGCTCATCCCTATGATAGGATTCCCCGGAGTTGTCCCCTGCTCCCACCAGTCAAAAGTGCCTGTTGGAGTGATAGGATTGTTCATAAAGAAGTTTCTTCCGTACTGATTGTCAGTTGCTATTGCTATCTGCTCAATGGCTTTTCTGTCCTCTGGGTCTAAGTACTCTGAATACATTTCCAACACCTCGTAAGGACTTGCCAAGTTGATAAATCTACCCCTAAATCTCGCTGCATCATTGTAGCAGTTGTCGTTAGGGTTTCTCATATCTAATATTGCCTCGTATGGAAGTACTCTAAATTCTTTTAGCCTACCGTTGACAATCTCTCTGTCTGTTGAGCAGAATCCACAGCTAATAACATCAAAGAACTGTTCAGGCTTCAATGTTTTATATCCGTTGTTGTAAAGTATTTCAGTAGCTATCAATTCAGCTATATCTGCACCCTCTGCCCTGTAGTCGTTTTCTAAGTGGAAGTCAACGTCTTCCTTTGACTCAATTAAAGCTCCGTTTGTGTCTATGTTTAATACAATGCCATACTTAGCCATTGTCTCCATAAACTCTTGGTTTTGAACCATAAACAACAAAACCTTTCTCTTTATGTCCTTCTCTGTTTTAGCACTTTCGCTTAGTACATCTGTTGATATATTAAACTTCTCCATTATCTCTGTTACCTTACCCTTTAGGTAGTTGCATAACTTAAATATTTGGTTGTTTACTACGTCTAAGGATTCAAGTGGAGTTCCCTGCTTTACAAAGTAAATGCTGTTGTTCCCCTGCTGACCAAAGTAGTACCTTAGGTTTTCATTAAATATATCCACAGGATTGCGCAATATCCCATTCTCAAATATAGGCTGATTGAAACCTTGTAAGTTTCTTGTGATTATCTGCCTGTACCAGTCTTTGTCTATCTTGTACTCTGGGTCTGTTAAACTTGCGCTCATTACAATATTTTACACAAAATAATAGAATTTTAAGCCTTTTAATTGTAATAATATTAAAAATACACTATTTGAAAACCATTGTGTACTTTCCATTTACCCACTTAAAGGATGCCTTAACCCTTTCTTCTGCTTGTTTTTCTTCCTTAACCTTCTTGTCTGGCTCAAAGTTCCCACAAGCCAAGTTTCCTACTCCATAGGCATCTGCCAAATCCGAGTTGTCTGTTCCGTATATTAATAAGTTGTCTACAATTCTCAATGAATTAATCTTGTGAGCATAAAGCCTAAGGTACTTATTCATTACTGATGTTCTGTAGTCCTTATTGTTTCCATCGATGTAAATACCATAGGCATCGCCTGTCTTCTCTACTAACCTATCGCTGTTGTGACTCCTTAGCTGTCTTAGTAATATCCTTTGCTGTCCCTCGCCCTCAAATAAGTCAGTTAGCGTGCTTCCTGCGCTCGCATTTCTTTCTGGGTATGCTCTTGCCCCACCAAACTTATTATAGTACATACAAAGCCACAATGCAGCCTTTTCTACTAAGTGCCTCTTTTCAGGTCTTACAAAATAATTAGCAACGTCTACATATTGATTGTCGCCTGTTATCTTGTGAACCACTAACGCAAACTTTGACTTCTCCTTTCCTAACTCGTTACCCTTTGCATTCTTATTAGTGGAGTTTTTTGCTGTACTTGTTGCATCGACTCCAATCCTATATAAATGGTGTTCTAACGGTGGCTCAAACATTTCAAAGGTAAACTGCCCATCGTAATCCTTCTTGTCGGCTGGGTCGACTAATATCTGCCCATCAATTCTTTTTATTATATGCTTGAACTGAGGTGCTGTTAATAATTCTTTTTTTCTGTGCTTTAATATCTCTACCACATCTGCCTCAAGTCCATTGTCCTTATTTATGTCAAATACGTGTTCAATAGTTCTTGGGTTCTGATGTGAATATAAAACCTTGCCCGAATCACTTAACGACTCCATCTTGTTTTCCCAAAAGCTAATAGCCTTCTCAATCTTTGGGTCGCCATACTCGTCCATAAATTCAGAACCCCTGCCACCTAAGTAAAATGGTATAAACATTCTCTTTAGCCCACTTGGAGTAAAGCCATTTGCATCAATCCTGTTGGGCGCACTATCGTTCCATATCTGCTGTGACTCAGACAAACTATCGCTCGTTATGTTCTCTGCTGTGGCAATCAACCAAATCTTACCCACAACCCTTGACCCACTATCCTCAGTAGCCTGTGCATAAGCCTTTGAGTGCCAGTTCTCCAATGTCATTTCATCCTTCCTTTCTAATGAAGCAAACTCATCAAGAGAAGCCCTCTTTAGTTTCTTACCTTGGATACCACTTAGCTTTGTTGGCTTAACACCAAAGTCAATATTGTCTGTGCTTGTCTTTGTGTCTACTGCTGTCCAAATGATACCATCGGTCATCGTTTCCCTACTGAAAACAATTAGGTTGTCCCTGTCCCTATTCTTAATAGACTTCTTTGTTTCGTCAAACTTTGTTATCGGTAGGCTTTCGTGTAAATGCTCGTTGGCATAAAATGTTTTAGAAAAGTTTTCTTTTGCCTCCTTGTCGTTCAATGCTTGGAATGTGTACCTGCCCTTCTCACTCAATAAGGCATCGACAAACATTTCCAACTGCATTATCTCAGAATTGTGTGTTACAAGGAAACTATTTGTACACAAATACGAATTATCGGCATTTTTTACTGCAATACATTTTACTGGTACACTTTCTACTTTTTTTATAGAAGTTATATACCTAAAGTTTTTCTGTATTCCTGCTGTTTTAGATAAATCTATTCGGTCTGCCTTTCTTTTTATTTTAAAAGGTATTATTTCGTTGGTTGTAAAAATAACATAATGATAACTTTTATTATATTTTTTATTTAGCTTAGTTTTTTTTCTTGCCTTTATACCCAATGAACATACTAACTCGTAAAATTGCTCTTGAAAATGTTTGTGTTTTGTACAAAACTCTAACGTATTAGAATCTTTGCTAACAAAACCATCTGTATCCATTAAACCTTTTAATAGCTCTATTCTATCTGACACATTAGATTGTAAATAATCAATAGGAATGTGCTTATTTTTTAACAAATTATAATTATTTAATTTGTTTCTTAACTCATTTCTACCTTGTCGTTTTTCTCCTACGCCTCTCCTTCCTGTTGATAACCTATAAGTATATTTTCCATCTGCATAACTATTTAAGCCAAGCGACTTTCCATACTCAACCCACTCTATTATTACTTCTGAATCAATATTGGTTAATTTAGTATCGTAACTACTTCCATCGCCCAACCAAATACCCATTATATAAGGGGGAATTAATAAATCTTTTTTTAAATATTCAACAGGATTTGCATTTTTTATACTCCAATTATTGTTTCCTTGATTGCTTTTTTGAGTATCGAACATTTGCTTGGTTGTTACAACTTGTGTTTGAATAAAATCAAACTTATTGTAACTATTACTCGGAACATTATTATATCTATTTTTTGCATCAGAAGCAATCCAATTATGTTCGGCATCTGCCTTAACTACTAATCCATCGCTAAATGATATTTCGTAAACATCTCTATCGTTTAATATATCTCCAACCCAACTTATTTCAGCAGGCAAACCATCAGAGCCAAAAACAACGTCAGATATATTAATATCTTTCATTTTTTTAAAACCTTTTGTAGTTGGAATTAGCGTTTCTACATCTAACGCCTTGCCCAAGCGTTTTAATGAGAATATAATTCCACCTACGCACTTAGGGTCTTTAACGCACAAGTCCATAAAGTAGAATATATCCCTCTGTGTTCTTGTGTACCTAAAGTAGTCTGTGTCTGATTCCTTTAACTTCCAATGAACCATACCTGCATAGTGAACTCCTGTTACATAGATTAACTTTCCATTGTTCCAAAAGTAAACACCGTGCTTCATTCTCCTTATTTCCCTCTTGTATATTGAGATGTTTTCTTGCTTGGTGCAGTCCTCAAAAATTGGGAATGTAGGCTTAATCCATTTTTGTTCTTTCTTTGGTAGCCCCTCGTTTAATATGTCGTGTACTCCATCTATAGGCTCGTAAACATCGTAGTAAAGATAGTCTTCCTCACCATCCGAATTTGTGCCATCTAACTTAACAGAATAAAGCTTTTTCCTATTCGCCATTCAATGCTATCTTTCGTATGTCGGCTGTGGTCGTTATTAGTCCCATCTTCTTCTGCTCGTCTGGACTTAACTTCATTTGTAGACCAACTATAGCCTCAGCCATATCGGGTATTTCTTTACTTATCTTTAATGCTGTTTCTGCCTTTGCCCTTGCTGCTGAGGAAATTGCCATAATAATCCTATCAGAATTATCAAACTCTGCATACTTACTAAAATCCTCGTTTGTTTCTATGGTAAAAGGCTTCTCCTTTAACTCATTGCAGTAGGCTTGAAACTGTGAACTCAATGCCTCAAATCCTAAGTAATAAGGACTGCTAAACATTGCCTCCACCTTTTCTCTCAACTCTACTGAGAGTTTCTTTAACTCCTTTACTTCTGCTTCGCTTAACATCTTACAAACATTTTTTGTTTAATCAATCTTTCAAAGTCACTTCTCTTAAAGTCTACTTCCATTCCTTGCTTTGTTTCACTCTCCGTGTACTTAAACTTTAGTAAGTCCTCGTCTAACTTTACTTTTGACTGCTTTCCCTTAGAATCAGTTTTTATCTTATGTGTCTGCTTAGATAGAAACTCTATCTTGCTTTGGTCGTTTATGTTTTGATATGTGTACATAGTTTCTGCTACCATTTTACGGTTGAACTCCACCAAGCTGCTGACATTTTACCCTTTTCAATGTTCTTAGCGTGTCTTGCCTTAAACGACTTTCTTCTTGCCTTGTCAGCATCGCTCTCTCCACTTTTTGCAGGACTTCCACTCACGCCTTGCTGTCCAAATCTTATTACTTTCTCCTTGCCATTGTCACAAGCCTTTACTATGTGTGACTTCTTTGGGTGGGATGGTGTTGCCTTTGGTTTATTACAAGGCATTTCGCTTTTCTTTACCTGTTTTGCCATTTTTATGTGTTTTATTTCACAAATTTAATTATTATATTTGAATTTACTCCATAGTTCCTCTTAATCCCTGAATATCCCTAATCTTTGCAGATTAAAAAATATATAGGATTTAAGGTTTGAACTAAATCTCCCATTTTCAAACCTTTAGCTGACTATACCCAAGTTTCCACTCCCTGTAAGCGGTGCTGTAAGTTTTCGTATTCAGGTCGTATGATGTTAGTTTAAACATTGCATACACTTTCATACAGCGCAGGTAACTCAACTTCTTACTTATTTAAAGCCATTGGGTAGGCTTAGGGGCTAAATATGGACTGAAACCCTTACTAAAAAAAAGAAATCCCATTGCTTTTTCAGGGAAGATATGCAATAGGATTCTTTTTTTAGGGTTTACCCCCAATATCTTTATGCGCTTACTTCCCAATAGGCGAATGTAACTTCTATTTAAAGTCTGCTGCAAATATAAAAATAAATTTTGTTTCATACAAATTTATTTATTTAACAACCTATACTTTTCTCTGATTTCTTTTAACTGGTCTTTATTGTACTTATAATTTCTGAGTTGTGTTGCCCTTTGCTCAATCTCTAAAACATAGGCTTCTCCATACCTTGTTATCAATCCCTCTCTAAAGTTTAATTCATTGCCACCTAAGAAACGATTGCACTTGCGACATTGTTTATGACAATTCATTTCATCAAATATTACCCCAGAGTATATCTCAGCTTTTTTATAGTGTCCACCATCCCACAAGTCAGTTGATGGAGTTCCGCAACTTATACAAGGTAATTCAGAATCTCTTTTTCTAATGTACTTTTGAAATTCAGTCTTTGCCTCTGACTCAAACTTTCCAAGTGTTTTTAATTTCTCTCTTATTTTGTCGTCTGCTTCCTTTTCAGCTTTCGCTAAACACTTCTTTGCCTTCTCAATCTTCTTAGCTATTACCTGCTGACCTGCCTCTGTTTCTGTCAGCCAACGAGTGTAATGACTTTGACTGATGTGCTTCTGACCTAACCCTGTTGGTGTAAACTTCTCACCACAAGGACATAGACAAGTTTTTTGCTTAGGAGTCTTTTGTTTTATTGTAGAGTTCATTACTTACATCTTATTGCTAACTTGGTTGTAAATCCGTGCTTGCTGTCTAACATCTTAAACCCTTGCATAGGCTCTTCGGGCAACGCCTTTATATACATTGCGTATGGACCAAATCCTATACCGCTTCCGTTTACTAAGCAGTCCTTAGTTGCCTCCCAAAATTGATGGTAGTGACCCATAAAGTTATAATCTGCCTGTATCTGTTGGTTCATCTTACCTATCGCCTTTATTAAAGGTATTGTCAATCCACCAATGCCTCCGTTAAACTTGATTGAGTCACCGTGGAATGTTCTTATTACCTTGTCAAACATTTTTAGGTAGTTAAACTCTCCATTGGCAATGATAAAGTTAAACATCTTGTCGTTGCTGAAGTAGTCTGCTATATCTTGGTACATCATCCACTCGTAAGAGTTTTTGTATCCACTCGATATCCTTGGCTTCTGTGTTGTCCTACCGTGGTTGCCATAGTTACACGCTACTGTTATCTTCTTAAACCTTCCGTGCCTCTTGTAGAAGTTTAATGCTGTGATTATCTTCTCCTTTGCAAACCTTGTGGCTTGTGTTGGACTTAGATAGTTGTTCTCTACCAACTCCTCGTGTATGTAACCTGTTATGAAGTCACCCCCTAACCAAATTACTATCTGCTCAATGTCTGTAGTGTGTCTTTCCTTTGCTACCAGCTTTAAAGAGTTTTGAATGCACTTGCTCCACCTCTCTGCCGCTATCTCTAAGTTGTACTCATTCAATCCGTTGATGGTGTGAGCCTCTACCTTTTCCTCAAAGTGCCAGTCAGATAATGATATGATAGGAACACCCTCGTGCTTGTCGTGCTGACTTAACAATGGCTCTATTTCGTTTATCTGCACCTCTTCCTTTATTTGAACTAATGCGTCAAACCTTAGATTAGCCATCTCTAACTCCTTTAAAGATGCTTCGTACTTCCTCTTAAACTCGCTATGCTCTGCCTTTATTCTTATTAACTTTAAGTCGTCCTTTATTATCTCCTCAACTGGCTTTTTTACTTTCTCTGCCTTTGGCTTCTCTCCCTTCGCATTCTTTTTTTTCATCAAAGCATTCCACACCCAAATGTAATTCTTAAAAGAACTATCAAGCAAATAGCTTTTTCTTTTTTTGTATTTTTTAAGAAAAAACTTCATATCCAAAGGCTCTTTCATCGACAATAAGTCTTGCTCTACGTCAATTCTTAGTTGGCTTTTCTTCATTTTACAGTTTTTAAGGTGTCTTTATCGGATGTAATCTCAAAATCGTAATGGTCTGAAATCTCTGTGCCGAAGGCTAATGTGTAGGATACATCATATTTTGAAATAGTTATACCTACAACTATTCTTTCATTTTGCTCTGGGTCTGTCTTTAAGAATACTAATTGCTCTATCTGAAAGTTTATTTTTTGTTTCATAGTTCAAAAGTATTTCTTAAATCAATCGACAATGTTAATAATTAATTATCATTTATCCAAAAATATTCCATTGTCGTGCAATAAATCAAAAAACTTACTTTGATAGCTTTCTGTTAATTCACGTTCCTTCTCTGTAAGGTTTCCATTGTACTTCAACTCATCTCTAAAAAGTTGCTTTATATCCCACAAAACTGCATACATAGCACCTGCCTTTACTGCAATTTCAAAATCTTCTCTTTCCTCTAGTAAATTAAATTTTAGTGTCGCTTCCATCGTTCATTAAATTAGTTTTTAGCTGTTAACGTATTGTTTTTAATACATATTTCTGCAAATATAAACCCTTTATTTGATATCGGAATAAAGAATAATCTATTTAGATTAAATATAAATAGGTGAAATATATTTTGTAGTTCGGAAAATTGTTTTTATGTTTGCAGCGGCTAAAAAATCAATGATGAATATAAATTATAACATAACATTATTAAATCCTTAAGAGGGGGCTGTATTTTCGTGCTTTTCTGCACTATTCATACATTGTTTTAGCCGACATCCCCCTCTTAAGGTATTTTTATATATTATGGAAAATATTATTTGCAAAAAATGCGGAAAAGAAAATGACTACTCAACGCAATTAAAAGGTATGCACAATGCGGCAACCTGTAACAACTGTCAATCTTTTATTAAAAACATTTCTTATGCAGAGCCAAAGTTTTACGTTGGAAAGTATAGAGATGTTTTAATTTCTGAATGTGAAGATTTGGAATACATTATTTGGTTTGTTGAAAACACCAATCCAAAAGAAAAGGTAAAAATAGCTTGCCTAAGCAGAATAGAAATCTTAAAAAATTTATAGAAATGGTAAACTGTTTTAGTATATTAGGTCAAGGAGGCTTTTGGGTTATCAATAAAAGAGTAGCAAAACTAACTTCTATTAATGCTGCGATAATGATTGCTGATTTGGCATCAAAAAGAGAGTATTTTTTAATGAATAAAGACATAACTTTGGAAGATGGTTGGTTTTTTAATACACAAGAAAATATAGAGTTAGATACGTCATTAAGTCCGTATGAGCAAAGAAAAGCTTGTGAACTGTTGGTATCAAAGGGATTTTTAGAGATAAAAAAGTTTGGAATACCAGCAAAAAACCACTTCAAACTCAATGATATCCAGTTGTTAAAATTTTTAACGACTAGTGATGAAAAATTTGAACGACTAGAGGTTAAAAAATTTAACGACATATATAATAACAATAAAGAAATAACAATAAAGAATGTACACGCAACTTTGCCTTTAACTGAATTATCAATCTCTCAAACTAAAATTGATAGGTTAAACCACTACTCATCTTGGGCGGCTGAAAATGCGCCAAAATTGTTAAAAATAAACAAACCTCTTACTGCCACGCAGCTTGCAGAAATAAGAAGCAAGTATTCGTTTGAGCAATTTAAAGAAATTTGCCTTGCGATGGAGGCAAAAAAGGATTTTTTAAGCAAGTACGATAACTTAAATTTGACAATGAGAAGCTGGCTAAAGCGTCAATTTGGAGAGGGAGGAAGTAGTGAGCCACCACCAAAAGTTCCATTGCAAAAAGGTATTCAGATGCCAAAATTAGTAACCCCAGTAGTTAATTTCGAGGATGCGATATGATACAAACAGCAAAAGAGTACTACCAAAGCGGATTGAGTATAATCCCGATAGGAGAAAAGAAACTACCGATAGGCAGTTGGAAGAAGAACCAAACAGAATTGATTGAGCCAGCTTTTACAAGTTGCATCGGCATAGGAATTGTTTGTGGAAAGGTTAGCGGAGGTGTTGAGTGTATTGACATTGACAGCAAGTATGACCTAACAGGAAACTTGTTTGACAACTACAAAAATCTGATAAACGAGCTTGATAAAAACCTACTGAAGAAGCTTGTAGTCCAGTCTACGCCAAGCGGAGGTTATCATTTTGTTTACCGTTGTGAAACAATTGAGGGAAATAAAAAACTTGCCAATAGACACACTACAGAAGCAGAAAAAGCAGACAATCCCAAGGATAAAATCAGGGTTTTAATCGAAACTCGTGGTGAGGGCGGTTATTTTATGGTCGCTCCGAGCAATGGCTACAAGGTGATTTATGGCGACTTAAATCAAATATCCATTTTAAGCGCATTAGAGAGAGAAATTCTGTTCGTGTGTGCAAGAACACTCAATGAGGTATTTGAAGCTGCCATAGTTAATAAAACACAGCAAAAAACGCTATTAGATAACGTGTCACCATTCGATGATTGGAATAATCGTGGAGATGTGCTAAGTTTTTTAGAAATGGAGGGTTGGGTTGTAAAGTTAAGAAACGGTGCTAAGAATTTATTGCTAAGACCACAAGGGACAGGAATGTGGAGTGCTGATTGGAACGAAGAAAAGAGAATATTCTATGTTTTTACATCTTCTTCTGAATTTAGCCAAGACAGAGGGTATAATGCAACACAAGTTTTAGCAAAGTTAAAATTCAATGATGATTTTTCTGAATGTGCTAAGTGGTTATTGAAGGAGGGTTACGGAAGTTTTACTCCAGACAATAGCAAGTTTGACAATAAGCAAAGAAAAGAGCCTGAGTACCTCAACAAGACAGAGATAAACATTGAAGATGATAACTTTGACTTTCTTGCAACAAAGGAAGACTGCGATACATTTATCAATCAAAAAATAGATGGAACTTTTAAGATAGCAGACAGCACAGGCTTTGAAAAATTAGACGAGTATTGGAGATTTAAAGATGCTTCTTTGGATATGGTTTTAGGACACGATAATACTGGAAAGTCTGTATTAACTTGGTTTCTTGCTGTGCTTGACTGCTACTTTAACAATAAAAGCTACATAGTTTTTGCAGGAGAGAACAATGTAGGTATGTTAAAATACAAATTAATGGAATTTTATGCAGCCAAACCTATTAAAAAAATGGGAGTTCTTGAAAGAGGCGAGGCAATGTCTTGGGTTGAGGAACACTTTGCTATTATAAGAAACGATGTAGCCTATACCTACAAAGATATGCTTGCAATTGGTAAAAAGATGCTAAAGAAAAAGCATTACCACAGATTTATTATTGAGCCATACAATGTTTTACATAAAGACAGCAACAATGAGCATCAATATGACTACAAGGCTATGTTAGATATGAAACTGTTTATCACTCAAACAAAAATGGGTATAACTTTAAACGTCCACGCTGCATCAGAGGCGTTAAGGAAGACCTACGGAAAGGAACACGAAGACTTTGGATATTCAATGCCGCCAAATAAAGCTGATGCTGAGGGAGGAGGAAAGTTCCCAAATAAAGCAGACAACTTTATGGTAGTTCACCGTATGGCAGACCACCCAGAAAAGTGGATGTGGACACAAATTCACGTTCAGAAGATAAAGGAAATGGAAACAGGAGGCAAGAGAACATTTAAGGACAGCCCTTTTAAGTTAAAACTGCAAATTGATGGTGCTGGCTTTGAAGATGAATATGGATTCAACCCAATAAGGGACAGAAGGATATTGCCTACCCAACAAACAATGCCACTTGAACCAACCATCAAGCCAAACGCAGACTTTGACAGACCAAACATCCAAGTCAATAATGGAGGCTTTGTACCGAGGGAGGTTGACGAGTCTGAACCTTTCTAATTTAAATCAATTCTAAATAACAAAAAAGATTTTGATAATATAAGTTGAAACATTAGTTTTGTAGTATGGAAAATGTAATATTATTGATTGCAACTTTGATAGTTGTTACGGAGTGGATATTTAAACCTCGACTTCATTTTTCAAGAGGTCATCTGTACTTACTTTATGGCAATATTGCAATGAGAAAATTTTTTAAAATATATTAACAATGAAAGAGCTTGAATTAAAAGACAAAGAAAAAATTGAAGTTGTTGCCAATCAAAAGAAACAAATTGAACGAGAGCTTGTTGGATACCTTATGCCATACAACGGTCATAAAGTATGGGAGATAAATATAGAAACAGGTGAAATTGACGAGGCTAAATACGCTGTTGCTAACTACGATGTTTTTGGAGAAAATAAAAAAGAGATTGTCATAAAGGATGGCTTTTACTATGTGTCAGCGTTAAACAAACAAAACGCTTACAAAAAAGCTATCAAAGGAACTCCAAGCGGAAAACAAATGAATACTAACCCAATGAGATTGATATTATAATGAACTGGAAAGAAATAGAAGAAGAATTTAAAGAAAAATTTCAAAGTGCATTTTCTTATGTAGTTTTTCTGTGGTTAAAAGAGCGTATCGAATCAGATATTAGCGTATCGAATCGTATACCAACATTAACCGAAGAAGAAAGGAATGAGTTCTACACAACAAACATAACCGCAGATATAAAGCCTAACTATGGAAAATAAAATAGAACATCCATTGCCAGTAAGCACTCGTATAGAGTTTAAGTCAGATAATTTATTTACAATAGGAACTGTATCTGATTATAACTCATACGGATTTAATTATGTATATGATATAGTTGACAATAAAGGACGATATTACAAGGTAAGAGAAGGAGATATTTTTGCAGTTCTTAAACCACAAACTAATAAAAATGAGGACATTGGCGACAACGTACATCAAGCAACTAAAGAAATGGTAAACCACCCTGCACATTACGGAGGAGATAATCCTATGGAAGTGATTAAGATTATTGACCACTACAAGCTACCTTTCTCCTTAGGAAACACCATAAAGTATGTGTTAAGAAGTGACAGCAAGGGAAACAAGTTAGAAGACCTAAAGAAGGCTGCTTGGTATTTACAGCACGAGATAAATAAACTTGAAAATGTATGAGACTTGTACTGCCTGTGATGTACTATAAGGGAGAGGCTGCCTACAAGATAGACAATGAAATCCCATTAGATATGACAGACTTTGTTGTATGCAACGCAATATTTTATAACATAGAAACTATAGAGTCAATACAAGGAATTATAGACCAGTGCATAGCTTCAAATTCAGGTGGAGAGTACAGAATAGCATTGTCAATGAAGGAGTTAGATAAAAAAATTATGCAAGAAAGAAAATCAATGCTTTATGGAGAGAACTAAGAGATATAGAGAAACTATGCCACAACTATTCTGCACATCAGTAAGACAAAAGCTAAACCCACTATACACCAAGGAAGACATTATAGCTGGCATAAAAGAGATGGGCTACAACACGGTAGAGGCAATGTACTACTATAACATTATTGAGGAGGTAAAGAAAAGAGGACTGATGCAGAGGAATGGAGAGGACGATTAGCTTCACCACAGCAGAACTGATAGAGTTCTTTAGGGAGTTGAGGTCACCAAGCAGACTTGAACGTCACTTGATACGAACGATAGCAGCTACAAGAAAGGCAGGATTATGTAAGCTGGAGGCAATGATAGGTCAGGGTGCTATCAAGAAAGAGTTATACGAGAAGATTAAGTTAGTGGTTGAGAATCCAAGCCTTAAAATAGAAATAAAAATTTTGTAATTCAATATTATATTGTATATTTGCAACGCAGTTCACTAAAATGAAAACATTAAAAATCCTACATTCGTTACATTGCCTAATAGCTAAACAGCTAAGTGGACTGCCTTTGTATCGTTTGTAGGTATTTTTTATCATGGAAAATAATACAGAAGAAATTTGGAAAGATGTAGTTGGATATGAAGGGTACTACAAAATAAGTAATTTGGGAAATCTTATGTCTTTTAGGAGGAACACAGAGGGATTGTTAATATCTCCTCAGTATCGACATGGATATTTAGGAATAATTTTTTCATTAGGTGGCAATAAAAAAAATTTTCCAATTCACAGACTTGTGGCAATAGCATTTATACCTAACCCACTAAATAAAAGATGTGTAAACCATATTGACGGTAACAAATCAAATAATAAACTTTCTAATTTAGAATGGTGTACTCATTCTGAAAATGAATTGCACTCTATTTATGTATTAGGCAAAAAACCTTATCTCAATATGAAAGGTGAAAATAATCCACTATCTAAAAGAATATACCAATTTTCACTTGACGGTATTCTTATCAATGAATTTTCATCAGGGCGAGCAGCATCTCAATTTATTAAAAGCAATATAAATCAAAAAGCATATATGAGTGCAATTGTAAATGCTTTAACGGGAAGGTCTAAATATTCATATGGAAGTAAATGGTCTTACACTCCTAATTTTTTAGATATTGATATATTATACAACAAAAAGAAAGCAGAAAAATTAAAAACCAATAACAAGGGAGCTGTTTGAAAAGATTAAGTTAGCAGTAGATAATCCACAATTAAAAATAGAAATAATATGACACAAAAAGAAGCAGTAATTGAACTATTTAAGTCAGGTGAGGAAGTAGACGCATTGTCTTGCTTTAAAGCTACAGGAAGTATGCGTTTAAGCGCAAAAATCTTCAATATGAAAGAAATGGGATATGTCTTTGACGAGAGGACAGTATCGTTCAAAACACGTTTTAGGACTACTGGAAGCCTTAAGAAGTACAAGCTAAACACAAGTAAAACACCTAAAAATCTGTTACAATGAATTTTGAAGTAGAAGATGTAAAAGTAACATACACCCAAGAATGTGATGAATCAAGCCAAGACTGGCAGTCACTTAAAATATTTACAAACGATAATGGAACAGGTAAGTACATAGTATTTTCAACAGAACGATGGGCTATTGACAGCATTGATGAACTGATAGAGATACTTAACGACTTTAAAACAAGGGCTGGAATAAAATGAAAAACACAGCACTCTTAAACTCTGATGAGGAACAGATATACGAAGCCTTTACTGTATTAGGAATAGCAGCAGTAAAAGGTATGCTAAGTTGCACTACAGATGCCGCCAATAGAGCTGTAAGAGAAGCAGTAAAGAAAACAAGACAGCATAAGGCATTTGAAGAAAGACAGTCGGCAAGATACAGCAAGGTTCAAGCTGCAATCAACCAAGCTAAGTTTGATGGGTGCTTCAGTTATAGAGTTATGTCGGAGGTTTAATTACCCATATGCGCCAATAGTATCGCATATACAACAAACAGTAAGGAGATAAGCGAATAAAAACACACTAATAATATGACACAATCATCAATAAAGCTTTCAGAAGAAATAGTAGAGATAAACAAAGACATAGAACTCGCTAACTTAAAAATGAAACAACTCCTTGAAAACGACAAGGGAATCTGCTTCATAATAAAAGGAAACAAAGCAACAGAACAAATAGACCTACGAATGGACAAGACACTATTCGATATGTATTGGAACATAAGAGAGAAAGCATACAATAGATTAAAAGAAATAATATGAATAAGGTCGCAATCTGCGACTACAAAATAATAAAACTATGGAAAGGACACATAAGTACACATTCGAAATTTACAATGGTAGAATAAAAGTAAAGATTGACGGATATGTAGCCATAAGCTTCAATCAAATAGACTTCTTAGGATACTACAGTTTTAAAGATGATTCCTCATTATTTGGAATTAGTTTCTTCTTTCTAAGAGAAGGCGCAGGAGGATATACATTCGACTTCTACTCAAAAACAAAAGAAAACTGGCTGGCTGTACTTAAACTGTTAGACGAAAATATGTAAT